CTTTGTTTATTGAAGGGATGACTCTGGGCTGGTCAGATGAAATGCTCACAGGACTTGCGTCTGCTGCTGAATCTTTCTCTTCTGGTGAAGACTACTCATCTCTGTACAAGAAGAATAAAGCAGCTTATGAAGCAGAAACAACGGCTTTTAGACAAAGACAACCAGAAGCAGCTATGGGCGCTGAAATTGCTGGTGCAATTGTTAGCCCTTTAGCAAAGATTAAAACAGCTTCTACATTGACAGGATTAGCCTTACGAGGCGCTACAGAAGGCGGTATATACGCCGTAGGTTCGGCAGGGCAGGATGCAACAGCGGATCAGTTATTGACTCAAGCTGCAACGGGAGCAAGCATTGGCGGCGCAGCAGGTAGTGTTATTGGTGCTGGGGGTTGGTTGTTTAAAAGAAAAGTAGGAGAAAGTTTAGTAGACGAAGCTGGGGAATTCACTCCGCTTACTGTCGCAACAGCAGCTAAAACAACTCCTTCAGAAGCCTTCGTACAGTCTCTTTATCGAGATATTGTAGGCCCTTCTTACGGAGCTAAAGGCGTGCTTAGATCGCAAGAAGAAGCATCTAAGAAAGTTATTTCTTTAAAAAACGTGGTAGAAAAAACTAATGAAGAAGTGGCAGAAGCTACGCGGGAGTTAAATAAGGCTCAAGATTTATTAAGCTCACAAAAAACAATAGGCACTAAAGCTATTAAAGATGATTTAGTTTTGCAAGAGAGCGCCCTCAAAGGCGACTATCGACCTTTTTTAGGCTCTAAAGGTTTAATCATAAATAAAGCAACAGCTAAAATTAAAAACAGTATTGATAATAACAATGACGCTTTTAGGATTCAGGCTTTTAAAGAATCACTGCCTGTAAATATCCCTAAAAAAACTGTGCAAGAGATTTTAGAAGCTCCTAACCCTAACGCAGCTATGGATCGTTTAGAGGCTGCTTGGTCTAAAGAAGGATTTCAATCGACTAAAAAAAGGTCTTACAAATTAAAAGTAGACGATTTAGTTAAAGGAATCAATAAAGAAATTGATGATGACATACGGCTTCAACTCCTTGCGCAAAACAAATCAGAAATAAGTCGTGTTATCAATAACTCTTTAGAGGTGCTTTCTACAAAAATTAACCCTAAAACAGGAGTTATTCAGGGATCTGATTTTACAAATATTAGAAGTTCTCTTGGTACAGCTTCAGCGGCTGCTCCTGAAACTTCAGAAGGTTTACTACAGTCTTTATTGTATAGAAAAGTACAGAAAGTTCTTGATGATAAAATGGAGTCTCAGCTAAGCGGAGCATCTAAAGAAGCGTTTAAAAAAGACAGGGCTGCTTGGAGAACTCATGTTGTTTTAAAAGACGCTGTTCAAGGCGCTTCTGGAAAGGCTGGAATTAACGGGCGGTTCACTCCGAGTGATTGGGTTTCTGCTATTAAGAAGAATTCTAAGCAAGCTGCTAGGCAAGGACAAGGCCCGTTACGCAATCAAGCTGAGACTATTTCTAAAGTTAACGAAAGAAATACAGAGAAAGTTAAAGCAGCAGCTACACGCCTACAAAGCTGGGCAGAGAAAACAAGAGATACTGCAATAAAGCAAGCAAAATTACGCGCTAACTCAGAATTGGCTGCTTTAGACAAACAGACGGACTTCTTGAAAAAACGATTGAGAGTAGACAGAACAGCTCCTGATCAACTGGCTGAGGCGGCTCAAAGGAAAGTGGCGGCTGAAAAGTCTCTACAGAAAGCAAACGAAGCTCAGAAAGAAATGGATTTGGCTAGAACTCCAAAAAGTCCGGGATGGTTTCATAGCTACGCCGCTACTGGAACGTTAGGCGCTGTACTCGGAGGAGCTATTCTGGGGCCTGTTGGTTTAGTTCCCGGAGCATTGGCCGGCATGGGAACAGGTTTAGCTGCTGCACAGACTCTGGCAACACCGGGAGTTCAAAAAGCAATAGCAGGACAGCTGCCTATGCAACAAGCGGTACAGAGAGCTGTTCGTAGTCCTCTAGGTTCTCAGGCGCTAGGGATGGTGCCAGCGGCTCCTAGAGCAGTAACGGGAATGCTTACAGGAAATCAGTAGTAATAAAAAAGCCCTATAGAGAGATTCTATAGGGCTTTTGTTCCATACAATGTACAATGTTAACTATAAGCTACACCAACTCACAAGATCCACCAACACACGCTAACTCTTGTGACCCTGTGGTGTTATCTTCTTTCTCGAAGTTACCCAGGTCAATCCACTCAACACCTTGTGGCATAGCTGCTAATAGCTCTTCATACTTCTCAGCAGTGATGTCTTCATACGGAGCTTGCTGATACAGATGATCGCTAAACGGCAACAAGCTGATACCGCTACAGATGTCAAAGTTATCCCATATCCACTGTGCTACCTGCAGGAACTCATCATCGGTGTAGTATACAGTGATGCTTGGCTTATGTTCACACCAGTGGTTCTGGTATGCTTTCCAAAGCTGTAGCTGTTCCATAGCTCCTACCTGGCTCACTGTAACGCTTGTCTCTGGAGCCTTAACCGGGAAGCTAAAGACAGAGGAAGCAGGACTCATGACATCTTGTTCAACAGGGAAGCCAGCTTCGGACATAAAGATAGCAAGTGGGTCTTTCTTGTCTGAACGGACACGACGAATGTAATGCTTAGAGAAGCGAGGATGGATGCCACTAGCACTATCAACAAGCTGAGACACAGTACCACTTGGCTTAACAGCTGTAATAGCAGCAGACTGATTAATTCCAAGGCTGGCAGCCCACTCTTTATTTGTTTCAATAGCCACATCTCGTATCTCCTCCAACCAACGCGCTAAGTCAGGTGAGTCGCCTTTGCTCAACAGGTAGTGATCCATGATGCCTGTCATGCTGACGCCCAGTAGCGCTTCTTCTTCTGTGTTCTTCTTCCAACAGTTACGCAAGTATCTGAAGTCTGTTAGTGTAGCTTGTAGGCTACCAATGATAGCTGCAACACGTGCCTTCTTCTTCAAAGACTTAAGCGTGTCGTCTGAGCGTACAACAATCTCTGACAAGTTGCAGAACTGGTTGCTTCTTAGGATAATCTCAGAGCAGGGGTTAGTACCAAACTCGTAGGTCTCGTCTCTGCGTCCGTTACGTCCTGCAATCTTCTGAGCTGCAACGCGACTAAAGATACCACGCTCGCCTGCTTTAGACTCGTACATGTTAGCCATCTCTGCCAGGAACGACTCAAAGTCTGGCTTCTCAGTGTAGGCTACAGAGTTGTTAGCGAGTCGACGCTGACCTTCTAGTTCCCACCAGTTGCCATTCTTAGCTTTAGCCATACGAGGATCTGACAGGTTAGACAGGCTGATAAGAGCTGACCTACGTACACCGCCTACAACAACGATGTCTGCAATCTTACAGCAGATGTCGTGGCACTCAATGCTTGTTAGCTTACGACCAGCAGCTTTCTGGAACACAGCCATACAGAACTTAAACAGATCTTCCAAAGGTTCTGGCCCTGAAGCTCTACCGCCAAAGGTCTTAAGACGTTCGCCAGCACTGCGTACCTTGTGTACGTCATACTTAGGTATCTTACCAGCATACAGCATTGCAATCAGCTCACGGAACGCAGAAGCCCAGCCAATCTTGCTGTCAGCTACAACAATAACGCTGTCTGTCTCGTGGAAAGTCTCAGCCACTACTGGTAGCTTGGTGATGTAGTTACGCTCTACGCTGAAGCCAACGCCAGTGCCGCACATCAACACGTACATCAGCTCGTCAAAGCTACGTGGTGAGTCAATGTGCAAGTAGCTACAGTTGAAACCAGCTACGTTGTCTTTCTTAAGTGCTTCGCCTGCTGTCATCATGCAGCGCATAGACGGCATAACTTCTAAGTCGTGGATAGACTTGAACAGCAACTTAGCTGTCTTGTCATCTACTTGTCCACGATCAATCCAGAAGTCCACGTAACGCTGTACTGTCTCTGCCCATGTCTCACGACGACCTTCTGCTGGCATCCAACGTGCATATCTGCTCTTGTGTATAAACTGTTGATACTGATCCATTATTTTTTATCCTTTGATTTAGGTTTGTCTTTATTCTTCTTGCCAAATATGCGGTCATAATTATCTTCATACTTCTTCTTGTCTGTGGGGCGTGTAGCTGATCCCTTGCCTCCGTGTGTTTGTCCTGTAGCCATTATTTACCTCCTCCGCAACCTTCAGTATCACAAACAGGAAAGTTCTGACAGCCTAAGTGTTCTTCCTCGTTGTAGTCGTTTTCTTCATCACCGTAATTAAGCCTTACAAAAAAGTCATTATCTTCTACGTCAAGTGCTAGTTTTTGGGAAATAAGACCAGACACCTGAAGAGATTTAAGAACATCCTCGTAATCTACATCATCTCCAAGTAACCACGCTAACTCTTGTATCGAATTTGAAAGACTAACTATTTTCCAAGTTGCTTTGTTAATCCCCATTATTTATTCTCCTCTGTAACCATAGCCGTTAGACGGCGCAAGTACCAACCAGCTTTCTCTAGATCTTCTACCTGCTTGCCCTTGTAGTCATAACGCCACAGGTACTTCATGC